ATGAAATATCAAGAACTACTGAAAGAATAAGAAACAAAGTAGAACAAGAAAAAGCAAGTGAAAAAACAAATAGTCAGTTTGAAGTTAGTGATTTAAAGGCAAAAGCACTTACATCATTACCAAAAGACCACATAGCCACACATGATAGCGATTTGTATATAAAGAAAACAAAAGAAAGTGATGCTTTACTTGAAAACATGAAAAATAAAAATAGTGGTTTGCTATCAACATTTAAAGACCAAAAAACTGGTGAAACATGGTACGATATTCCGTTTGCTAATATGGCCGATGATTACAAAGAAAAAACAAACAATAATTCTATCAACAATTCATTAAGACAAAAAGCATATCAAAAATATCTTAAAGAACATCCAGCAAGTAAAATGTCATTTGAAGATTTTAAAGATATGAGAAAGAAATAAAAGTGTCGAATTGACACTTTTTTATTTTGTGTTATAATTATATTAGAGTTGGGCACAGACAACTTATATCAATTCACACGTGTTCGTGGCACGTAAAACTAACGATAGGAGGAGATATATAATGCGTGAATTTTTGAAAGGATTGGAATTAGACCAAGAAACTATTGATACTATAATGGCAGAGTACGGTAAGAACGTAACTATGTTCAAAGAGAAACTTGACGAATATAAAGAGCAAGTATCTAACTATGAAGGCCAAGTTAAAGAGTTGAATGAAAAACTTGAATCTGATTCAAAGTCACTAGAAAATTTACAATCACTAACAAACGAAAATAAAGACTTAAAAACTCAGTTGCAAATGAGTGACAGCAATGTCAAGAAAGAATTTATGAAGTTTGTTACAAGCGAAATTAGTTCAAGAGTAAATGACGATACTGATTTTGCAACAGCACTTAATGATTACAAGAAAGAGAACCCACAATATTTTGGCGACACAGTAGTCAAAAAAGTGCAAACATCACCTAGTCTAAATACGGGTGGTTCTTTGCCACAAAGTACGAATGAAATTATGAATGACATACTACGTGGCGCAATAAATGATTAAAAAGAAGGAGAGATATTAAAATGGCAGGAATCGTAAGAAACGATGTAGATGCACTAATTGAAACTCAAGTAGCAAACGAGATATTTGAAGGAACAATTAGACAATCAAAAGCATTAAGTATGTTCAAAAGATTACCTAATGCAACATCAGACAAAACAAAATTAAGAGTCTTAGACTCATTACCAGTTGCTTATTTCGTTGATGAAACGTCTAACAACGGTAGAAAAAATATTACAAAATTAGCGTGGGACAAGAAGTACATCAATATTGCTGAATTGGCAGTAATTGTTCCAATCAAAGAAAATTTATTAAACGATAGTTCAATTGATATTTGGGCAACAGTTAGGCCAAGAGTTGAAGAAGCATTTGCAAAGAAAATTGATAATGCTATGTTCTTTGGTGTTGACAAACCAACTGATTGGAGAGCAGGTTTAGTACCTAGTATTACAACAGTAGGTGCAGAAGTTACTGAAACTAGCAACGGTTTATATAGCGACATTAACGATGCAATGGTTAAAGTTGAAGAAAGTGGCTATAATGTAAATGGTATCTTAGGTGGTACTGGATTAAAAGGAAAATTCCGTATGATGTTAGATACTACTGGTCAACCATTAAACACTACTGAAATTGGATCAATTCGTAGAGAATTTATGGACAATGGTGTTTGGGACAAGTCTAAGTCAACATTAGTAGTTGGTGACTTTTCACAAGCAGTATATTCTATCAGACAAGATATTACTTACAAAGTATTAACTGAGGCAGTTATTCAAGATCCATCAGATGGTTCAATTCTTTACAACTTAGCACAAGACGATATGGTAGCACTTCGTGTAGTTATGAGATTAGGCTGGGAAATTCCTAACCCTGTAAATGCTGAAAACGAAACAGCAACAAGATTTCCATTTGCAAGTCTTAAACCAGAAGGCACACCTAGTTTATAGTATATAAAAGGAGGTTATTATGGAATTTGAAGGACAATACCTAACTTATGCTGAATATAGGTCTTTAGGTGGTACTTTAGACATAACTCCTTTTAATTTATTAGAATTTGAAGCAAGAAGAAAAATTGATGCAGAAACTCAATCAAGATTAAAAGGTACGAATAGTCAAAATGTACCACAAGAAGTAAAATTATGTGTATTTAGTTTAATTAATTCAATTAATCATTACACTGAAAGTATTGAAAGTGCAACTCAAAATGGTAATGTTGCAAGTGAAAGTACAGATGGCTATTCCGTATCTTATGTCAAATCTTCATCTATTAAAGATATAATTAACTCAAAAAGCGTAGAATTAGACGATATTATTAGAACTTATTTAATAAATGTTGTATTTAATGGAGAACATTTAATGTATTTAGGTTCAAAAATGGGAGATTCAGAATGCTTGTCAACGGTGGAGTAACTATATATCATAAAGGATTAGATGAAGAAACTAAATTTGAAACTTGGAAAAAGTGCAATTATAATAATGCGTGGTTCTTTGGAGGCAAGGGTGCTGGTATTAACAAAGGTTATCAAGACGCAAATGACGTAGAGGTGCGAATACCATATAGCCAAAATGAAGGGCTGAATATAAATGATTTCGCAATTGGTGACATAATTGTTAAAGGCATACTTGAGGATGAAATAGAAACCCAAAACGATTTAAAAGAATATCAAACATATAACATAACAAGCATTAATAATAATACATTTGGTTATAATCAGCATATACATATTGGGGGCAAATAAAATGCCCTTAATATTAAAACCAACAAGTGTAATAATTAAAAATCTTGGCGTACAACCTAATGGACCAGTACACGCAAAATTTACAAATTCTTGTAGAAATCATATGGACAAATACGTTCCATATAGTGGTGATACTGGACACGTTCATTTAAAAGAAAATGTTGAAATGACAACTAACTTAATTATTTATAAAACAGTATATGCACACGCACAATATGTAGGTTATACAACAGGACCTGTTGTTAATTATACAACGCCAGGTACTGGACCATATTGGGACAAATTAATGTGGAGTGCTGAAGGTAATGAAGTAATAAAAGAAGTTCAAGATTTTGTTGGAGGTAAAAGATGAATTATGCTAATAAAAGAATAACACAATTAAGAAGTTATTTAATAGATGTTATAAATCAATTAATGCAAGATACAAAGTATCAAATTAATGCTAATATGTTAAGCAATGATATAAATAATTATTCATTAGACAAAATACCTACTGCTAGCACAGTTGAAAAATGGGTGCTAGGTATAGAGATACATCGTGATGTATTCTCATTTAGAGGTAGATTTGCATATTCACAAGACGCAAAAGTAAACCTAGCAAATATTGGCTTTTTTGAAGATTTTGAACAAATAATAGATTCTAATAATAAAAAGGGCATTTTGCCTGAAATTGATGGAATAGAAAGTATCGAGTGTTTAAATCCTGGCACAATGGTAAATGTAGCCAGTAATACTGCCGAATTTGACATACAGATACAAATAAAATATAGATTCAATCGTAATGAAGATATAGCAAGTTTATAAAGGAGGGAATAAAATGGCTGTTACAATACCTGATATTACAAAAATGGACAGAGATGAGTTTTTAACATTTTTAGATGTAACTCCAAACGCAGAATCACACAGTTTTAAAGTGCTTGGTATTGGCGTTACTGATTACGGTATTTCTTACAATCCACAGGTTGACCAAGAAAAATGGATTATTGAAAAGAACGCTAGAAACATACATCGTTCAAATCAAAAGCAAGGCAGTGTTGCACAAACAATTTACAAAGGTGATCCTTGTTTTGACTTTGTAAAAGATGCAAGAGATATGACAAATTACAAAACAAATATCTTAGACATCGACTTGTTTGACGGAACAGGTAGTACTTACCCAGCAACATTAAGTGCTGGAATGATTGCTATTACGCAATTTATGAACGAAGACGCAGTTATTGAATATGATTTATATTACAATGGCGACAGTGTAAAAGGAACGGTTACATTTGATGCAGATGGTGTACCAACATTTAGTCCAAATGCTAGTTTATAATTAGTATTACTACTAATATCATAATAGGTAGGTATGATAAGGGCGAGGCAACATTGAATTGCCCGTCCTCATTTTTTTAGAAAGAGAGGAGATAACATTATGACAGACAATAATGTTATAAAATTAAATAAAGATAATATATTAAGATTAGGCATTCAAACTGCTGAAGGAGAAGACACAGGCGAGGTGTTAGAATTTGACCTTGAAGACATAGAGTTGCCATTAAGGTACCAAGAACTTGTAGAAAAAGATAAAAAAAATAGAGAATATTTAAGAAATCAAATAATAATTATTGATAAGCGTGAAGATGTTAAGGGCAAAAAGTTACTAAGTAAAAATGAAGAAGACAAAGTAAAAGCAATTGAAGACTTTTTTAAAAAAGAAGTAGATGTTTATAATATGTTTTTAGGGCCTAATGGAGTCCAAAAACTTTTAAACGGTAGAAAGTTAGGTTGGACTTCATTAGATGAAATAAATGAAATAATTGAAAAACAAATTGCACCACATCTTGATATTAGTATGAAAAGCATAACAGAAAAAATCAAAGAAAAATATGGTCAAGCAACTAATAAAGAAGTGTTAAAATAATGTACCCAGAATATGTTGAAGTACAAGGCAAGCGATACAAGATTAATACTGATTTTAGAGTAGCAATAGAGTGTAATCGTATTGCCGAAGATAATACGATAGGCAATTTAGAGCGCAGTTTAGCCGTTATATACACACTTTTTGGTGAAGATGGTATGAATACACCAGAACACTATGAAAGGTTGCTAGAATTGGCTAAAATGTACCTCTTATGTGGCAAGGAATATGATGTTGATACAAATGAAAAGCCTGATATGGATTTTATAGAAGATTATTCATATATTGCGACATCATTTATGAGTGATTATCATATTGACTTAGATAATTGCCAAATGCACTGGTGGAAATTTATGGATTTAATAAATGGCTTGTCTAATAGTGAACTTGGGGATTGCTGTATATTAAATAGAATACGTAATTTAAGAAATTATGACACAAAAGAAATAAAAGATAAAAAAGAACGTCAAAAAATTGAGAAAGCAAAACAGCAAGTTGCATTAAAGAAACAAGCCAAAAAGCCAACAAAAGAACAACAAGAAAGAGCAAAAGAATTGCTTGACAAATTAGGAATAGGAAGGAAGTGATGTTATGGAACCTCAAGGATGGGTTATACTTGGTACAAAAATGGACAATAAACAACTAACAAAAGATTTAAAACAACAAGAACAAATATTAAAAGAACACGAAAAAAAAGCAAATGAATTGTTAGTGTATAAAGAAGGCAGTGAAAAAAGAATTGACTATTTAAAAAAACAAATTAAAGAAGCAGAAGAATTTGAAGAAAAATATAAAAAACTTAATGAAGAATATGATAAATTACGTATAAAAATGGACGAAATTTATAGTGCAGATACTGAAGAAGGGGTACAACGTAATTTAGAGTTAAATGCTGAAACAGTTAATCGTTATAGTGAAGTAGTTAGTCAATTAAATGCAATGAGTAAGAAAAAAGCAGAAGAAGGTTACTCATCAGAAAGAATAAATGAAGAACTTGAAAAAGAAAAAGAAACATTAAAAGTTGTAAATAATGAATTAAAACAAAATTTAGAAGCGCAAGATCAAATTAGCAATAACATTGATAGAATTAATTCTAAAATGCAATTAAACGATATAAATGTAAGCATTAATAAAATAAGCAAAAGCATAACGTCAGTAATTAAAAAAGTTGGTAGATGGGCGTTAGCAATATTTGGTATTCGTGGTGCTTATATGGCTGTAAGAAATGCTATTAATGTTATAAGTCAAGGCGATGAACAATTAAAAGCAGATATAGACTATATGAAAAAAATATTTGCATATGCACTTGAACCAGTGGTAAGAAGAATAATAGATTTAGCGAAACAATTACTTTATTATATTGCATATATAATAAAACTTTGGTTCAAATACGATATATTTAAAAATGCTAATGAAAAAATTGCAAAAACTAATGATGGTGTAAAAGAATTAAAAAAACAACTTGCTGGCTTTGATGAAATGAATATATTAAGTGATTCTGGTGGTGCAGGTGGTGGTATATCTGCTAATATGAATTTAGATGATTTTAATGCACCAAAATGGCTTGAATGGATTGGCAATAATAAAGATAAATTTTTGGCTATTTTATCAGCAATTACAGGCGCTTTAATAGCATTAAAGTTAGCAGGATTAAACCCAGTATTAGCAGTATTAGGCGCAATATTAGGATTAGAAATATATGACTTTATTAAAAATATTGTTGCAATGATAAAAGATCCTAGTTGGTTAAATTTTGCAGGAATATTGGAAAGTTTAGGTGTTATTATTGCGACAATCGCAGGTATCTTAATGGTTTTAGGTGTTGCATCAGGGCCAATTGGATGGATTATTATTGGTGTTGGACTTTTAATATCTGGAATTGGTGACTTAATTAAAAAAATATTTAAAAACAAATCTGCGATAAAAGACTTAGAGCAAGCAAATAAAGATTTAAAAAAAGCAAAAGACAATTTATATAATGCAACTGAAGACTATACACAAGCAGTGAAAAATGAAGAACAAGCACACAAAGACTTGATAGAAGCACAAAAAGAAACAGGTTTAAGTGGCGAGGAGTTATATAATTTAGTAGATAGTGGCAAAGCGACTTATAAAGATTTTAATGAACAACAAAGAAAAGTTTACGATGCTTATGTCAATGAGCAAAAAGCAATTGGCAATGTTAAAGATGCAGAAGAAAAATTAACTGAAGCAAAAAAAGAAGAAACACAAGCATCAATAGAAAGTGAATTAGCAAATGCAAAAGAAACTGATAGTTATGATAAGTTAAAAGAAAGTATAATTAAAGCATTTAGAGATGGTAAAATTTCAGCAGGCGAGGCAAGAGATTATTTATCAAGAGCAATGGCTGATATGAGTACAGACAGTAAAAAAACATTTATGCAAGATATACCTAATGATATTAAAGCAGGACTTGATCCACACCAATATGATAGTTTTGCAACTAAATTCAAAAACTGGTGGAATAAATTAATTAAAGGATTAGATACAACGATTGAAATAACTGGTGTTGCCAAAGGTGGTGGAGGTTCTGGTTCTTCTGGTGGTGGTTATCAAGAATACATTCCACGTGCTAAAGGTGGCATATTTTACCCTAGCAAACTGCCAAAATTAGGTATTGGAGGTATTATTAATCAGCCAGGCAGAGGAATACCATATCACGGTGCAACTATTGGAGAACGTGGTGCAGAAGCAGTAGTACCATTAACTGATTCACAGCAAATGGCATTGCTTGGCGAGGCAATTGGCAAGTATATTAACATAAATGCAACAGTACCAGTTTATGTAGGCAATAGAATGGTTGCAAGAGAATTGAAAAGGATTAACGCAGAAGATAACTTTGCGACAAACAGGTAGGTGATAATGTGTTTATAGATAAAAATAGTATAATAATTAATGGTGTAAATATAGGGCAATATATAGTACAGGCACAATATAGTTATAATAAATTGTGGGCAAATGATAGTGGTAGAAATCTTGCTGGTGTTATGAGTGGAACACTAACAGGAATATTCCCCAAAATAATTTTACAATTTAGAGCGTTAAATAAAACAGAAATGGAAACAATTGCATCTATATTAGATTCATCAACGCAAACAGTTACATATTATGATCCTAACAAAAAAGCAATTACAACAATGACAACTTATACTGGTGATTATCAGTTTGTTAATAAAGACATAGTTGATAATAATACACCAAACGAGGGCTTTAGTTGTTCATTTATAGCCGTAAGAAAGAGGGCGTAATATGAAAACACATACAAGCCAATTTAAAGATAAAATAAAAGAATTTGGACGTGAATTAGACAGTAAAATTACATATACAATTGGTGGTACGACAACAGAGTTAGGTAGTGAACAACTTAACTCTGTATCACCACATTATGAAGGTGCTATATTAAAATCAGTAATGAAGCAACTAGACATAGATAGCAATATAGAAATACCAGTAGGTACTGAATTAAATTATCAATTTGGTGTAAAGACAAGAACAGGTAAAAATTTATTTAGTAGCGAAATGGAAATAGGTACAATAGATAATAGCACAGGTGCAAACGCATCAAGCAATAACTGTATAAGAAGTGTGGATTATATAAAAGTAGAGCCAAACACGAAATACACATTAAGTAATATTTTAAATTATAATTGCTTAGTTCACGAATATGCAGAAGACAAAACATATATACAATATGATGGCAATTATAGTGCACCAAGAACATTTACGACAACAGCAAATACACACTATATAAGAGTGCGTAGTTCAGCAGGTAGCGTACAAAACGACTTAAATGGCAAATATCAATTAGAATTAGGAAATACAGCAACATCTTATGAAGCATACGGAATGTATGATTATATTAATTATGGCAATTACATAGTAAAAGAAATTGAGAAGCAAGAAGATACACGCAGTTGGAAAATAACTTGTTATGACAAGATGCTATATTCAATGAAAGAATATGAAAACAGCAACATAGTATTTCCTATAACGATAAGAGATTATATTAATGCAATAAGCAGTAAGTTAGGATTAACTTTTAAAAATGCAAGCGATACATTTGCTAATTATGATAAAACAATAAGTAACGAATTGTTTTTAGATAGTGAAGGACGTTCAATGAACTATACGTTTAGGGATGTACTAGATCAATTAGCAGAAGTAACAGCAAGTACAATATGTATAGATAAAGATGATGAGTTAGAAATAAGATATGTACAAGATACACAAGGTAAAAACTTATTAAAAAATGATGCAACATCACAAGTTGTAAATTACGTAACTTTTACTGTCAACGCAGACAAATCAATTACAATTAATGGTACAGCAAGTGGTAGAGCAGATTTGTATTTATTTGGTAGTTCAACCGATACAGGGAACTATTTATATGTACCAAGAGGAACTTATGTAATTAACACACAAAACTTGGTTGACGGCAGATTATTTTTAGCATTTAGAGAAAAAACTGCAGGAACAAAATACGCAACAATTACAAATGATAGTGCTATAACTTTGATGGCTAATCAAGATTGTTATTTTTATGGTGTTATGTTAGGTTTTGAAAACGGACAAACAGCAACTAATTTAACTATTTACCCACAACTTGAAGCAGGAACACAAACGACTTCATATGAACCATATGGCGACACAATTGATGAAGAATATTTAAAAGATGTTAATGTTAATTTTGGTGAAAAGTTTGGACCAGTTAATACAATAGTTTTGAGTAGAGGTGGAGATGGAGATAAAATATCTTTGTCTGAGCCTAGCAATTTGCCAGACGAAAATAAAATAGCGATACAAATAAGTGATAATCAAATAATGAATGGCAATGATAGAAATACCTATATGGCAGATATATTAAACAAATTATATAATTTAGAATATTACATGAATGATTATACTAGCACAGGTATTTGTTATTATGATTTATGCGATAGATACAATGTTAAAGTAGATAATAATTATTATTCTTGCATAATGTTTAATGATAGTGTTGAAGTAACACAAGGATTACAAGAAAGCATTTACACTGATATGCAAGAAGAAAATGAACAAGACTATAAATATATGAGTAGTACCGACAGAGGAATAACACAAGCAAATATAATAGCAAATAAAGTAGAAGGTACAATAACTGAATACACACAGCGATTAAATGAAGATGAAAGCAGAATCAATGCAGTAGAAACGAAACAAACTGATACTGAAAGAACGATTAATGTAATATCAACAAATATAGATGCTAATGGTAATATAACTGAAGTAACAACAACAACTGGTTTTACTTTTAATGCTGACGGTATGACAATACATAAAAGTGATAGCAGTTTCTATGCTTTACATAGAGACGATGGCACATATTATTATGACGGTGGTACAAGCGATACAAACATCGTAGGCCAATATACAAAAGATGGCTCAAAGCAAAAAGACTTAGCATTATTTGGTGTATATTACTATGGTATGGATGAATATGATGATACACCAATGTTTGTTGCACAATTATATACTGATAAAGATGGAAATGAATGCTTTGGTCATTTCTATAACAGAGGTGATTAATAATGACGATAAATGGTAGTACAAATACAGGTGGGTGGACCTACAAGTTAGAAGTTACTGAAACATCAACAAGTTTACAAAACAGGACTTCAACAATACAAGTTAAAACGTATATAGGTAGGGCTAATTCACAAAGTTATTTAGGTGGTACTTATAGTAATAGCGTAACGTGTGCAGGTCAAACTCAAACACAAAGTGGCACTATAGCATACCCTACGTATATTAATGCTGGTTCTTGGTTGCAACTAAAGACATTCACATTTACAGTATCTAATACAGGTACACCAACAACAATAAGTATATCTTCATCAATGAGTAGTGGCGATTTTTCACCTAGTTATGCAAGTGCTAGCGGTACTATGCAACTTACTGTGTTACATCTTTCACCAACTATTCAAACAGCAGAAGTAAGTGAATTAAATACAGTAGTTAGTAACTTGAATATACCAGCAACAACTTGTGTCAGATATTTAAGTAAAAAAAGATTTACATTACACGCAACTCCGTATGATAGTGCAACATTATCTTATAGAATTATTGGTACAGGTTATAATTCAGGTACACAAGCATCTAATATTATTGATGTTGATTTTAGAACAGCAGGTCAAAATATTGCGTTTAATGAAAGCAATAGAGTTGAAATGTCACAAGTTATTACTGATAGTATGGGTGGACAAACAGTTGGAGATATTAATGTATTAATTAATAATACTCCTTCATTACTAGATACAATTAAATATGACAAACCAATACTAGAAAGAAATTCAACTTATATTAAAAGAAAAAGTGGCGAATATTCATCAATACTAGGTAGGGATGCAAACTTAACTGATGGTATTGCAAGCATAAATGTAGTTGGCAATATTTATAAAGGCAATGATGTAGTTGGTACTAATAATGCTATAAGAACAATTGGTTATAAAGTGTGGTTAAAAGATACAACAGAGCCAGTCAATTATACAGCATTTAATCCAGTACCAACACCAAGTAATACCGGCGAAGTAACGATAACTGATTATGAAATAAGTAATATTGTATTTACATCAGCATACAATTATAAAATTATATTAGAAGATACTTATTCTGATGGCACAACTTATTATAGCGATATAGCAAGTGGAACTATACCATTAGGGCAACCTACTTGGACAGAATATAAAGACCACGTTGACTTTTTAGCATTAAGTAAACAAGGCAATAACATACCAGCACCATTTGTTTTATATGACGGTTTAAGTGGAACAAGTGGTGATGTAACACTAAGTGATAGTTGTGCTAACTATGATTATATTGAAATTTATTATTACAATAGTTCATATCAAGATGTTTATTCAAGTGTAAAAGTATATGACCCTGATAGTAAAAATGTATGTTTACAAATAACATTTCCTAATTATGCTAATAGCAGAATGTATGTTGTAGGTGCATATTATACTTGTAATGGAAGTACATTAACATTTAATGAGGGTTATGGACTAGCAATAGCAAGCAATAATATTTATGGAGTTGGAACTGATACAATTAAAATAGATAAAGTAATAGGTTATAAATAAGGAGGTGATAATATGAAAGATGCAATAGTTAATTTATTAAAAGTTAAATCAATAATGACACTTGCAGTAATGGCTGTATTTGTAATTTTGTCTCTTAAAGGTAAATTAGAACCAACATTAACAGCGAGTGTTATAACAGCAGTAATCACATATTATTTTACTAAAAAGGAAAAAGGAGAAGATACTGATGGAAAAGGTTAATGAAACTGAAGTAATGAAACCAATAAAAGAAGAAGATATGAAACCAGAAGTATATACTGAGGAGGTATAATATGAGTTTAAAATGTAGAGTAATTGAAGGTGGTTTATGTGAAATAACACAAGAATATAAACCAGGAGTACATTATGGACTTGATATTGTAGGACCAAATTATACACTTGCTTGGGAAACAGCACACAGTGATGGTGAAGTAGTTGCAGTAAGAACTGATTGTAATTGGTTTGAAAGTGGCAGTTATGGTAATTATGTTAAGATAAAACATAACAACGGCTATTACACTTTATATGGACATATTGCTTATAATACAGTAAAAGTTAAAGTAGGTGACAAGGTAAAACGTGGAGACGTAATTGGCTATCTTGGTAATACAGGTGAGTCTTACGGTGCACATCTTCATTGGGAGGTAAGAGACAAAAACGATAATAAAATTAACCCAACACCATATTTAGATGCTGATTTACCAAAAGAAGTAGAGTTACCACAGCCAGTAGAACGCAATAAAAACGTAACACAATTGCAAGTAATTGAATCACAATTAAATGTAAGATTAGATCATACAATATCAGCACAAAGTATTGGATTTTGCCCAGTAGGAATCTATAACATAGTAAGTGAGTATAAAGACGATAATTATACTTGGTATGAGATAGAAAAAGGTAAATGGGTAGCAAATGATGGCACGTGGTGTAAGTTATTACCAGCAGAAAAAAATGAAGTAGTTTTGACTAAAGAAAAGTATAATGAACTATGTGAAAAACTATGGCAATATTTAAAAGAGAACCTATAAAATAAGGTTCTTTTTATTTTGCATAAAAAGTATTAAAAAATAATTGACAAAGTATTAAAAAAGTATTACACTTAAATTACTTATAGAAAGGAGATATGATAAAATGTGGTTTTTTAAAGAAGTTGAAAAAGCCAAAGTTTTACAAGGCAGAACAATAACATATTTAGCAGAAAAAAAATTATATGTAACGACGCAATATTTAAGTCAAATTTTGCTGGGGAAACGTGGATGTTCGCAACTACTTGCAAGAAACATTACTAATTGTATAAGTTGGGATGCAAAATTAGAAGACTATTTTTACAAGAAGGGAGAGTAAAGAAAGGAGATGAGAGAAAGTTTTGTATTTTACAAAAGTTTTTATGACAGTATAAAAGAACTTGACCCTAAAGACCAAGTTCAAATATACAATGCAATATTTGAATATCAATTTAATGGGAAACAAATTGAGTTAAATGGTGTTTGCAAAAGTATATTTACATTAATTATACCACAATTGCAAGCAAATAACAAACGCTATGAAAATGGCAAAAAAGGTGGCGCACCAGTAGGTAATTCTAACGCTAAAAAAACAACCAAAAAACAACCAAAAAACAACCAAAAACAACCTAATGTAAATGTAAATGTAAATGATAATGTAAATGTTAATGTTAATGTAAATGATAATAATATATATGCTCATTTTGAGCAATTTTGGAAAGCATACCCAAAGAAAGTGAGCAAACAGAAATGCTTAAAATGGTTCGAAAAGAATAAACCAAATGAGCAAATGTTAAATAATATGCTAAAGCAACTTGAAAGATTTAAAAATACAAAAGAGTGGCAAAAAGAGAATGGGCAGTTTATTCCATATCCAGATACTTGGTTAAGGAATAAGCGATGGGAAGATGAATTTGAGACAGAGCAAGAAAGCGAAGAAGCAATGATAAAAAGATTGGAGGCAAAATACGAAAATGACAATACAAGAAACTAATTTATTTTTAAAAAGAATAAAACAATATTACAGCGACTTTATTGTAGATGATTTTAAAGTAGAGGAATGGTATAAGCAACTAAAAGATTACGATGCTGAAGATATTAATGCAAGATTAGATAAACACTTAAAAAGTGAAATGTATGGAGACTACCCACCAAAGTTAAATTATATACTAGCAGGAGTATTAAAAACTAAAGACAAAGACGCAGTAAGAAAATATATTATCATATGTGAAAATTGTGGTAAGGAATTAGATTATTTTAATTATGACGAGCATATAAGAAAGTGTAACTCTATTGATTATGTTATTCGTGAAATGAAAAAATATTTAAATAAAGATATTACTAGAGAACAACTAGAAAATATGAGTGATGCTAATTTTTGGGACAAATACGATGCCATGTTGCAAATCATAAAAGACAAGTTGCCAGATGGTAGTGGCAAAAAGAAATTAATACAAGCATACTTCGGTGAAATAGATTTAAGTGCTGAAGAAACAGAACAGGCTATGGTAGATGGCTATAATGAGGAGGCAAATTAAAATGAAAAAGTTTAGAAATTTAAAAGCAGATGAAATAGATGTTAGAATAAATCAAATAGCAAGTAATTATTGCACGATGTTGCTGTACAAGGATGCAAGATGCGATCAAAATTTATTAGACGAGACAGTAGGGTGTATGAATTGGCAAAAACATTATTCAAGAGATAATGCTAATTGTATAATATCAATATGGGATGAAGAAAAACAACAATGGATTGAAAAAGAAGATACAGGAACAGAAAGTATTAGTGAAGCAGAGAAAGGTCTTGCTAGTGACTCAGCAAAAAGGGCAGGATTTTGTTGGGGAATTGGTAGAGAACTTTATTCAGCACCTAGCATTATTGTGTTTCCTAGAAAAGATATGGGTGTAAAAGATAGGCCAGAGTTTTTTGATAAGGGAGATGGCAAATATACAA